GTTGAACCTCAGGTTAATTGGTCTCAAGACAAGATGGTTGAGGTTAAATTGAATGAACCTGATGATTTTCTTAAAGTCAGAGAAACTCTTACAAGGATTGGCGTAGCGTCACGAAAGGAAAAGAAACTTTACCAATCCTGTCATATATTGCACAAGCAGGGTAAATATTACATAGTGCATTTTAAGGAGTTGTTTGCTCTTGATGGCAAATACGCTAATCTTACTGTTAATGATGTTCAGCGTCGCAACCGTATTACTCGTCTTCTCACTGATTGGGGTCTCATTAGTGTTGTAAAGGAAGATGCCATTCAAGATATTGCTCCCCTCAATCAGATTAAAGTGTTACCGTATAAAGATAAAAACGACTGGATTTTAGAACAGAAGTATAATATAGGTAAGAAAGCAAGGGCAGAGGAATCTGAATAAAATATGGTGAATAATCTTTGTAATGGTATTAATGAGAGACTTTTTTATACATTAGGAAAGCGTCCTATAAATGCTAGTGCTCATGACATATACATGGCACTTTGCTATGCAGTAAGAGATCAGATGATGGCATATCATCTTGCTCCTGAGGTTTGTAATAACGAGAAAGAGGTTGCATATCTTTCAGCAGAATTTTTAATTGGACCACAACTTGGTAATAATCTTCTCAATCTGGGGATAGAAAAAGAAGCAAGAGAAGCATTAAAAGAATATGATCTAACCTTAGAACAGGTTCTTGACCTAGCAGAAGAACCTGGATTGGGTAATGGTGGGTTAGGACGCTTGGCTGCCTGTTATATGGAGTCCCTAGCAACTTTACAAGTACCTGCTACTGGTTATGGTATAAGGTATAAGTTTGGCATGTTTAAGCAACTTATCAAAGATAATTATCAAGTAGAATCTACTGATAATTGGTTGCATGGAGATTGGCCATGGGAACTTGCACAACCAGATGAGTCTGTTCTGGTAGGATTTGGTGGAAGAGTAGAGAATTATATTTCAGATAGAGATAATTATAGAGTTCGTTGGGTTCCTGCTGAAACAGTAGTTGCTGTTCCTTATGATGTTTTGCAGTTGGGACATAAAGTTGATTGTTGTAATAGATTAAGATTGTGGAGAGCAGATGCAACAGAGATCTTTGATTTCTATGCGTTCAACATAGGTGATTACATGGGATCAGTTGAACAGGGAGTACAGTCAGAGACTATCTCCAAGGTTCTCTATCCTAATGATGGTACAGATGATGGTAAGATACTAAGATTGAAACAACAGTTCTTCTTTGTTAGTGCTTCTCTCCATGATATGGTTCGTAATTTGGAGAAGTGCCATGTTCCTATAGAAGAATTTCCTAACAGATATCAAGTTCAACTTAATGACACTCACCCTTCTATTGCTGTTGCAGAGATGATGAGAATCCTTGTTGACCTTAAACATATTGATTGGGAACAAGCATGGGAGATAACACACCAGTCTATTGCATATACTAATCATACTCTTTTACCAGAAGCATTAGAGAAGTGGGATCTTAAACTCTTTAAGACTCTTCTTCCACGTCACATGGAGATTATCTATGAGATTAATAGAAGATTTTTACAGACAGTAAGACTTCATTATCCTGGTGATGATTCAATGTTAGAGAAGATGTCTATCATTGATGAACGTGGAGGTAAATCAGTTCGTATGGCAAACTTGGCAACCATTGGATCACATCATGTGAATGGTGTTGCTGAACTCCACTCTGAGTTGGTTAAGACTCAATTGATGCCAGAGTTTTCTGATTTGTGGCCTCATAAGTTTACTAATGTAACCAATGGGGTGACTCCCCGAAGATGGGTTGCTGCATCTAATCCTGCATTAGCAGAAGTTCTTGATGAATATGCACCAGGTTGGATCACTAATGGTTTAATGCTGGGAAATCTGGAGAATCATTTAGATGACGAAGATTTTATAGAAAAGTTTGCTACTTGTAAGGTTATTGGTAAGCATAATCTGGCAGCTTATATTCATGATGAACTTGGAATATCTGTTGATCCTTCAAGTATGTTTGATGTACAAGTTAAGAGGATCCATGAGTATAAGAGACAGCATCTTCTTGCTTTATGGGTAGTCACTCAATATCTTCGCATTAAAAATGGTTATGATATTGTTCCTAGAACAATTATCTTTGGTGGTAAAGCAGCACCAGGATATTATTTTGCAAAACTTATAATCAATTTTATTTGTAATGTTGCAGAGGTAGTGAATACTGATCCTGATATGGACGGTAAATTACGTGTAGTATTCTTACCAAACTATAGTGTCAAGTTAGGAGAGAAGGTATACCCTGCTGCTGATCTATCAGAACAAATCTCTACTGCTGGTAAGGAAGCATCTGGTACAGGTAACATGAAGTTTCAAATGAATGGTGCTCTTACTATTGGCACCTTAGATGGTGCTAATGTAGAGATAAGAGATCTTGTAGGAGAAGAGAATTTCTTTTTGTTTGGTAATGATGAGAAAGGTATAGCAAATCTATGGGAGAATGGATATGATCCTTCTCATTATGTAATTGAAGAATTATCTGAGGCTATTAATCTTGTTAAGGGTGGTCATTTTAGTAATGGTGATAAAGACAAATTTAAACCATTTGTAGATAATCTATTAAATCATGATCAGTTTTGTGTCTGTGCAGACTTCACTGATTATTGTGATGCTCAGGATCGTGTAAGTAGTGCATGGAAGGATTGGAAGAACTGGCAACGTATGTCATTAATAAATGTTGCAAGATCTGGATTCTTCTCATCTGATAGATCTATTAGGGATTACTGTACCAAGATATGGGGTATTCCGACTCCCTAAAAATGGGGGTTTGTGCTATAAATAGGTTATGGATGCCTTCGGGGTCCACACATCACAAACTCGCTTAGTAAAGGAGCTACAATCATGGGTAACCTAACAAGGTATCATGCTGCAAATCTTCCCGAATTATTGGAGAGGATTCAAAGAAACAGCATTGGAATGGATGATTATCTTAACCGATTCTGGGATGACACTACTACTTCAAATTATCCACCATATAATGTTATTCAAGTAAATAATGTTGAATCGAGACTTGAAATCGCACTCGCGGGATTCAAGAAGAAAGAAGTTAAAGTCTACACAGAGTTTGGAAAACTATTTGTGGAAGGCAAAAAGGAAGAATCAGAGACTGTGGGAGAAATTGTCCACAAAGGGCTTGCTCAAAGATCTTTCACACGAGCTTGGACGCTCTCTGATGATACGGAAGTTCGACAGGTCAGCTTTACCGACGGACTCCTCATCGTGGAGTTAGGTAAGATTGTTCCTGAGCATCATGCTCGGAAAGAGTATCTCTAAGATAGATGATGGCACGAGGTCCGCCTGGTGTCTGAAATGCATTTCAAGATAAAGGACCCTTACAGGGTCCTTTTTTTATGCTATAATATAGGAGTTGAGAGAAAAGGCACTGTGTGCAGGTAAGTCCTTCCTCCGACTGCGGTAGTCCCCTTTGGTAGTTTCAGGACTGGCGGCGATAGGAAACTACCACTTTTAATATTGGTATTATGGATTATAAAAGTTCTGGTGTAGATATAGAAGCAGGTAATGCTTTTGTAGAAAGATTGAAAGAAAAAGCTCCCAATATTGGGGGATTTAATGGTATGATGAGAGTACCTTCTGGGTATGAGAAACCTGTTTTAGTATCTGGTGCTGATGGAGTAGGTACTAAGATTAATATATGTAGAATTGCTCATGATCATACAACCATAGGTGAAGACCTAGTTGCTATGTGTGTCAATGATGTAATTTGTTCTGGTGCTAAACCATTATATTTTTTAGATTATATCTCTACTGGTAAGATAACTCCTGTTTTAGATGAGATAATGCAGGGTATTATTAAGGGGTGTGAGATAGCAGAGATGGAACTTTTAGGTGGTGAGACTGCTGAACATGCTAAACCTCTTGGTGGAAGTTGGATGGATATGGATCTTGCAGGGTTCTGTACAGGTGTTGTAGAAGAGAATGAAATTATTGATGGGAGGATTATTAAACCTGGTGATAAGATTATTGGTATAGAAAGTAGTGGGTTGCATAGTAATGGATATAGTTTGATTAATGATATGTTATTCAGGCATAAAATCTTTTATAAAGAGACTCCTGAGTTGCTTACTCCTACTACCATCTATGCACCTGTAGTAAAGGAGTTATTAGAGACTCAACCTATTCTAGGGATGGCACATATTACGGGTGGTGGCATTCCTGAGAATCTTCCCAGATGTATCCCAGAAGGATTAAAACCGCAAGTAGATTATAATTCTTGGTCAATGCCAGATATCTTCAAGAAGATTATGCTTGCTGGTGAGATAGTAGAAGAAGAAATGAAAAAGGTATTTAATTTAGGAATAGGATTTTGTTTAATAGTTCCTCCTGAGGTGGAGGATGAAGTTAGAATGCTTATTACTCCTTATCATGAATGTTGGACAATTGGTGAAATTGTGGTAGAATAGTAAAAAGAGTAAATAGAATCATGGCAGATCCATATCCCGCAATAGGGAGTAATTATCGACCAAATATTGAACCTTCTACAACTAATAGGGGATTGACTCTAACAGCAGAAGAAGTGGTAGCATTGAGAGATCTTCTATCTCATGTTCCAGATCCTAGTAAAGAAATAGTTCAACTTTATGATAAGGTAAAACTTTTATGACTATTAAACTCGCTTTGTTAAAATCTGGCGAAGATGTCATTGCAGACATTGCTGAAATGGTTGTTGATGAGAAGGTTGTTGGGTATGTTTTTGATCAACCTGGAACTGTAAAACTTCTTGGTGATGCGGTTAAGGAAGGTAAAAGTAAATCTCCTTATAAGATTCAAATTACTCCTTGGATGCCTTTGAGTAGAGATCAAAAGATACCAGTAGTGGCTGAATGGGTTATAACTATAGTAGAACCAATTGAACAATTAAAGGAAATTTACGAGAAAGGAATAGAAAAAAATGGAAGTCAAGAACCTGAAGCTACTCTTACTGACGAACAATCAACTGATTCTGGGTCAGGTTGAGGAGGTTTCATCCGAATTGGGAGAACCTGATTGCAAAGTCACAGAACCTTTTGTGGTTAAACAAGAAAATATTTTAGAACCGTGGTTGCTGAGCGTGACTAATCAGAATATTTTTATGTTGAGTTCTGATAAAATCTTGACTATTGTAGATCCTAATAATAAACTTACTAAGAAGTATGAGGAGCTTTTAGATAAAGAATGAGATTCTATACTAATGTCCAAATGGTTGGAAACAACTTTTTGGTACGTGGATATGAGAATGGGGAGAAGGTAATCTTCAAGGAAGAATATTCTCCTACTTTGTTTGTTAAATCAAAGAAGAAAAGTAAATATAAAACTTTAGAGGGAGATAATGTAGAACCTATTCGTCCTGGATTGGTAAGGGATTGTAGGGAATTCTATAAGAAGTATAATGATATTGATGGATTTGATATCTATGGGAATGAGAGATACGTTTATCAATACATCTCTGACAAATATCCAGAGGAAGAAATAAAATTTGATATTAGTAAGATCAAATTGATGACAATGGATATTGAGGTTCAGGCTGAGCATGGATTTCCTGATCCAGATTCTTGTTCGGAAGAGATGCTTACTATCTCTCTTCAAGATTATACAACTAAGCAGATTACTACCTGGGGAAGGAAACCATATACTCCCACTCAAGATAATGTAACTTATTATCATTTTGAGGATGAGATTGCTATGCTCAACTCATTCTTATATCATTGGTCTAAGAATCCTCCAGATGTTATTACTGGATGGAATGTACGTTTATATGATATTCCTTATTTGTGTGGAAGGATTAGTAGAATAATGGGTGATAAGAAGATGAAACTTCTATCTCCTTGGGGTTTGGTTACTCATGAAGAAGTTTTTATTTCAGGCAGAGAATTTAATGTTTATGATATTGCTGGACTAACAACTTTAGATTATCTTGAGTTATATAAGAAGTTTACATATAAGGCACAAGAATCATATAGATTGGATTATATTGCTCAGGTTGAGTTGGGACAAAAGAAATTGGACCACTCTGAATTTGATACTTTTAAAGATTTTTATAGAGGTAACTGGAAAAAATTTGTAGATTATAACATTATTGACGTTGAGCTTGTTGACCGTCTGGAAGACAAGATGAAGTTAATTGAATTAGCATTGACAATGGCTTATACTGCTAAGGTCAATTATATTGATGTGATGTTTCAAGTTAGAACTTGGGATACTATAATTTATAACTATTTGAAGAAGAGGAATATTGTTATTCCTCCTAAGAATAGAACAGATAAATCAGACAAATACGCAGGTGCATATGTCAAAGAACCAGTTCCGGGAAAGTATGATTGGGTTGTTAGTTTTGACCTCAATAGCCTTTACCCTCACCTTATCATGCAGTACAATATCTCGCCAGAAACCCTCAGGCCGACTAGACATCCCAGCGCAAGCGTTGAGGGGTTTCTAAATGAAGAGACAAATATTGATGGTGAGTATGCCACTTGTGCTAATGGAGCACAGTATAGAAAAGATGTAAAAGGATTTCTTCCTGAATTAATGGAGAAGATGTATGCGGAACGTGTTATATTTAAGAAGCGCATGCTCACAGCGAAGCAGGAGTATGAGAAGACACCCTCGGTTGCTCTTGAAAAAGAGATTGCCAGGTGTAACAACATCCAAATGGCAAAGAAGATTTCTCTTAACAGTGCTTATGGTGCTATCGGCAATCAGTACTTCAGGTATTATAAACTAGCAAATGCAGAAGCCATTACTCTTTCTGGTCAAGTTTCTATTAGATGGATTGAGAACCGCATAAATACCTACTTGAATAAGTTACTTAACACGGAAGAAGTCGATTATGTGGTGGCATCAGATACTGATTCAGTATACATTAATTTCGGACCTCTTGTGGATAAATTTTTTAGTCATAAGATTGATGATAAAGCTAAGATTGTTTCCATTCTGGACCAGATTTGTCAAGACAAATTGGAACCCTTTATTGATAAATCATATGAAGACTTGGCGTCTTATGTAAATGCTTATGATCAGAAGATGTTCATGAAGAGAGAGAACATCGCTGACAGGGGTATATGGACTGCAAAGAAAAGATATATTCTGAATGTATGGGATAGTGAGGGTGTCAGATATGAAGAACCCAAGTTAAAGATGATGGGTATTGAGGCAGTTAAATCCTCAACACCAGCACCTTGTCGTACTATGATTAAGGATGCACTTCAATTAATGATGAGTGGAACTGAGGAGGAGGTCATTGATTTTATTGATGATGCTAGAGTAAAGTTTAAGAAATTACCCCCAGAAGATATTGCTTTTCCAAGAACAGTATCAGATGTAAATAAACATAAATCCCCTGCTACCATTTATGCTAAAGGAACTCCCATTCATTGTCGTGGAGCACTCCTTTTTAATCATTATATTAAGGAGAAGAAATTGGATAATAAATATTCTCTGATTAATAATGGTGAGAAGATAAAGTTCTGTTACCTTAAAAAGGCTAATCCTATTAGGGAGAATGTTCTTTCATTCATTCAAGACTTTCCTACAGAACTTGGTCTTGACAAATACATTGATTATGACCTACAATTTGAGAAAGCTTTCTTGGAACCTGTTAAGGTAATTCTAGATGCTATTGGTTGGAACGTTGAGAAAACTGTAAACCTAGAGCTATTTTTCGGATGAAAGATCAAAGTACAATTTTAGCAAATGAATCTAAATGGGAAAAATGGGATAGAGGAAAAACTTTGTTTATAGAGTCATTATTGAAACCAGATAATGCTCTACGTGGATGTGCTCATAATCAAAAGTGTTATAATGAATTAATGGAAATAAGAGAAGAAGTATTGAAATATGTAAAAAAGATACCTAATCCACATAAACCTAAGTTAAAACCAGGAGAAAAGAATGATTTACCCCCAGTTAAATCTATTAATGGTATTAGTGTTGTTCTATTGGGTGGAGCATTAGGAGAAGGTTATATGAAGGATTGGTCGGAAGAACATATAAATGAGTGGAAGGAATATGAAAAAACCTTGAGGAAATAATTATGGATTTTTTGAAAGACATTGTAAAGGAAATTGGTGATGACTACACAAAACTCGCATCCGATATATCTGATAGTGAATCCTTTATTGATACGGGTTCGTTGGTTTTTAACGGACTTGTATCAGGTAGCATATTTGGTGGGGTATCTAGTAATAAGATCACTGCAATTGCTGGAGAGAGCAGCACAGGAAAAACTTTTTTCGCTCTCGCAGTGGCAAAGAATTTTCTGGATTCTAATCCCGATGCTTATACACTCTATTTCGATACTGAGAGTAGTATTACTAGATCATTATTAGAGAGTCGGGGTATTGATACGGAGAGGTTTGTGGTGATTAATGTAGTCACCATAGAGGAGTTTAGATCAAAAGCACTTAAGGCCGTTGATATATATCTTAAGACCCCCATAGAAGATCGCAAACCCTGTATGTTTGTGCTAGACTCCTTGGGAATGCTTTCTACTGAGAAAGAAATTACTGATGTCTTAAATGACAAACAGGTTAGAGA